TATCTAACGATGTATTTAATAACATTCCCTTGAAAAAAATTCAACCCATTAGCCATGATGAAGTGATAAGGTTGAATTTTTAATTTATAGTGATCCCCACCTTCTTGACGATCACATGCTTTTTCAAAAAATGATTTGTTTGTCATAAGTCTTCTCCTATGTTGTATTGATATTCCGAATCTTGATTCGTAATATATAATTTGTTTTTTGCTCGGGTTACACCAACAAAGAACAAACGATGTTCTGTGTCTTTATTTACTTGAGCAGATTCGTAAATAATTCTTTCTAAGTCTGTAAACAAAATAACATTTTCAGACTCTTCACCTTTAACAGAGTGTATTGTGGAAACTTTAATACGTGCAGGTTTGTTTAGATCCTCGCCGCTTGCTACTAGACTCTCGATATATCGACGTTGAGCCTCTGACACATTTAAAACAGTCCAGTCACCAGAGACTAACAAACCGTGATCTTGTTTTAACTGATTCAAGTCAACAGAATCTATTTGAGTATGATCTTTACTTTTAAAACCATGTTTGATATCTTTTTTGGTTAAAAAACTATATAAAAGATCTACTTCTTCTCCGCTAACACTTGCACCTTTATTTAAACGATCCCAGATATTAATTGCTTCCAATAAACTACTAGGTAATAAGTCATTGTATTTACAATCAAAACGATGTCCTGTGTCATGCAAGTGTTCTACAATCGGTTTCATTTGTTCGTTAGTTCTTGTTAAAATTAACCACTGACCTTGACTCAAATCAATGTCAGGTAAATCTAAATGATCAATGACCTCTCCTTCGTAGTCTCTAGGTTGCCATTCTTTATCCAAACGCTCTTGAACATGTTCTAAGATTGACAAAGCAACTTTATGTACTGCTCTTGGAACTCTCACGGATTGAGTTTGTGCATCAATGATGCCACGTAGGTTTATAAATTCAGAGGGAGAGGCACCTTGAAACGTATAGATAGCTTGATCGTCATCCCCTGCAATGTAAGATCTTTTACATTGAGACTCAATGTAATAGAACATCTTCCACTGCAAAGGATTCAGATCTTGAGCTTCATCGAGAAAAACTACATCAAGGGATGGTGATAAGTCTTTCTCAACAAACTTGGTCAACATGTCAGAAAATTCGTACATGTTGTAGAATTCTTTGTAATCTTTTAAATCTTGTTCAATTTGTAAAAGTAAATTATCATCAATGTGAATATCAAATTCTAATTCTGTTGCTGCATCTAACACATCAATTTGTTTTGCTCTGGCATACTCAATAATTTTCATGTATTCATTTTTATAATTTCTATATCCAGACTCGGAGTGATAGTTTTCAAAAGACATGTCTTTGCAAATCACAGAAAAATTTTTAAAATCGTTCCAATTTTTTCCATTTAATAGTTGAGCTGATGTATCTAAACCTAAAGCACGAGTGCCCATGGCATGCATGGTTGAGATGTAATCAAATTCATATCCTGGAAATCTTTGATAAATTCTTGACTTTGCTTCTTTCGTTGCTGCGTTACTAAATGTAATGTATGCAATTTTTTTAGAATCTGTTTTAAGATTAAATAATTCATGATGTAAATATTTATTAATTAAGGTATGTGTTTTACCTGTGCCAGGAGGTCCAGGGATAATAGTCCTGGTCATTTTTCAAATTCAGCTTTCTTTGTTTTGTTTTTTCTTATAATTGGTTTTTTAAGTTCAAGTCCTTTGACCTCCCACACTTTTACACTTTCTTCTCCAACTTTTTTAACTACAGACTCTGCTTGAAAGAGTGTTTGTATTAAACGTAAAGTCTTGTGTTGATTGTATGTTTTATCTTGCCATTGTTTAGTGGCCATTAAGTATCTCCAGAAGTCTTTAAATTTAAACCAACTATGGCCATTCTCTGTAAATGCTTTTCGTTTTAACACATCTTCTAATTGTTTTCCATTTTTACTTACAAAGTCTGTGAGTGCAGTTTGTAAAATTACATCGATACGCATATCATCTGGTGCTGGAATAGGATCGTCCATTTCTGCTAATAATTTATTTATTCTTTTCTTCCACATCATTTTGTTTGTTGACAATAAAGTTTTACGAATATGTATCATTGCATGTTTAGAAAATTTATCTGGATCATGTAACGTGTCTGGATCGCACTCCATAGTTTCACCATCTGCAGTTACAAAATAAATTGGAGGATCCGAATCTAACATTCTAATTCCTGTAATATCAATATCGGGTGATCCTAATTTACCAAATTTTCTAGTGAAACAAAGTTTATCATTACAAAAATTACAAATTGGATCGTCTTTACATTTGTAATCATAATCTTTTTTATTTAGAGAGTTAATTGTTTTAGTAACTTCATCTCGTTTTATCGGTGGACTTACAAATTTTTCTGTGTTGTATTTGTCTATTAAATCTACCCAACCTGTTGGATCAACCTTTTTTAAATATACACCAATATTATATAAATAATTATTACGACCACCTTCCGATACTGCACCTTGTTTTGCAATTGTCTGTAGACACGGTGGTCCATCTGGAAAGTCTGAAGTTTCCTTTGTGTTTTGTGTTAGTTGTAAACTTTGTAATCCTATTTTTGATATTACATGCTGTTCGTAATATTTAAAAAATTTATCCATAGACAATGCTTGTCCACTGTCATCAAAAGCAAACCTGATTGATTTATCTCCACCATGATACGGCATGTTTAAAAAACTACCAACATCTCCTCGTTCTGCTTTGATCGTGTTTTGTTTTGGAAAAACTTCTGCCTTCGAATGACCTATGATAGATGCCATTTGTATTAATCTGTTTCTCATTAAAATAGCAGGGACAAATTCTTTTGTGAAACAAAAGACGTGTGCTCCACCTGACTTTGATCTAAAAACAATCAAAGGTAATTTTTGTTCTCTTATTTTTTTAATTAAAGCTAGATGATTAAAAGGATAAGTATCAATATCAATACAACCCCATTTACATTCATTATCTTCATTAATTGGAATAATGCCCAATGCAGGTTCCCGCCCCTTAATGTGTTCTTCCCAAAGTTGATCTGTAACTGGTTTCTTAATTGTAAAAGACTTGACTTCAGCTTTACCATCGGATCGAATTTCGTTGGTAATTTTAGTTTGACCATACGCACTTTCTAATCCTTTAAAAATTTCTTTCAACATACATCCCTTTATGTGGGGCGCTAGTTTCCTAGCGCCCAATTGTGGCTATTTATTGTTAGCTTCTAATGTATTGTGAAAGTCTTTGGCCCTCACATAAAGATCAGAATTTGTTACCTCACCTGCTAAAGATATGCTGTAACCATACCACTGATTACCTTTACCACTGTTCAGTACAGAGGTTATTTTATAAGCATATGCAAATGATGCTGGAGTAAAGATCCCCTTATCATCAGACATTGTCTGTGACATCTGCAAAGACAACCATTTCTTTGCAACTTTACTTTGAGATGCACTCATTGAAATAAGTGCACTTTCAGCATGACCGTTCTCCGCAACAATCAATACAAAATTTTGGTGAACATTTAAAATATAATTACCATTTGGTAATCTATCTCTAGCACCATCTTTTGTAGTTTTTGTCAGAATGTCAGAGTCTGCTGGATAAATGTTTTCTGGTCTACCTGAACCAGTTCCAAATTCAGCCCACTCTTGATATTCTGTTTTATGATAACAAGGAATTACATTAATTCCTTTATCACCATCGTACAGTTTTTTTGTTACTGTGTTTAAAAACATACCTGGCTCCGCGCCTTCCACATAATTTTGATTACGCTTCTGTGCCTCACCAGATCCGTTTTGCAAAAGTTTTAAGATTGGTAAAGCAAGAGATTCTTGTCTTACGTTTTCAAAACCTTTGTTGGCATCGTCTCTAAATAAAATAGAAGACGGAGTTTGTGCCTCTTTTTTTGTTGCTACTTCCATAGTTAGCTCCTTTTTATATTTGTACGGTTACCCACGTAAGTTTTAAAGCAGTCAGAAGGCATCTCGAGTCCAGTCTCATGACACTCTCTGACCACACCTTTAAGAGTTTGAGGATGTACGCCCACTTTCTGGATTGGTTCGTAGCCCTGTCCCTTAGCAAGGTTTGCATAGTTGCTCGCCTTGTTGTCTTCGCCACGACCAAAGGTAACAGTGATCTCATTTTTAATGATATCACCTCGGCCGTTTTCTCGAAGCCAGTTAAAAGCTGCTGCCTCATCTGTAATTTTGGCAGAATAAAAATTAGAGATTTCTACAACCTCTCCATCTGTCAGCTTTAATTTCTTTAAATTCATCTCTTCCATCATTGATGGTATTTCAAATTGTGAAATTGCATTTGCTTTTTCTTTTAGTTTCTTGACGCCCGCTTCTGCGTTTGCAATTTCATCTTCAAGATCTTTTAGTTCTTGTACTTTAGATGCTAATTGTTGTGGATCAGTTACCGCTTTGATAGCATCTTGTTTATCACTTCTATAATCAATCGTCATTGACTTCTCCTTTCTCGTAAAGATTAATTGAAATAGGATAATATCTTCTTTCTTGTTTATCCCATTTTAGTAAATTATATTTACCATTTGTCATTTCGGATACGACAGAACATGCAACGCCTATTATTGCAGGATCTCCAGTTAATAATAAATAATCTTTTGGTTGATAATCTTTCAACATTTTACGTAGTTTAAAAACCAATGGACCTGGAGAAAAAATAATTTGTGAGGTTTCTGGTAACAATATTTTTAATTTACCATATTCAGCTGCACCAATAATATTTATTTTTGGACGGCCCTCTCGTGTTCCTGGTATTGCTTGTAGTACGTATACAAAATTTTCTTTCATAACTTTCTTGACAGAATATTTAATACATCCTATATAATCTGTCAATAGAAAGAAAAATTATTTATGAATTATAAGTTTAAAACAAAGCCATTTTTACATCAATTGAAGGCTTTAGAAATGTCATGGAAAAGACAAGTTTTTGCCTATTTTATGGAGATGGGTACAGGTAAATCTAAAGTATTAATTGATAATATTTCAATGCTTTATGACAATGGTAAAAT